GAATGTTGCTGGAACTATCACATATGATGATGTAAAGCATGTTGATTCTCTCGGACTTTCAACATTCAGAAGTGGTCTTGAAGTCAATGCAGGAACAGCGGCCACTGCCCTTCTGGTGAGAGGTGATGCAAGAATTACTGGAATCCTTACTATTGGTACAGCATCAGTCACCATCGATGGTGAAAATGAAACAATCGGTGTTGGTATTGTTACCATCTCCAATTCTACTATTGAGATTGGTCCAAATGTTACCATTAACTCTGGTGCAACTGGTATCAACTCAGCACCCAATGTATTCTATGTTGCTAAAGATGGTAATGATGAAAATAATGGGACATCAATCGATAATGCCAAACTAACTATTGCAGGTGCTGTTGGTGTGGCTCAGTCAGGTTCAGTTATCAAGGTTTTGTCTGGTAACTATGTTGAGAATAACCCTATCACACTTCCAGCTTTTGTAGCAGTAGTTGGTGATGATCAAAGAACTGTAAAAGTCTTACCAAGTAGTACAACTCAAGATCTATTCCATGTCAATAAAGGATGTAAGTTAGCTAATATGACCTTCTCTGGTCACTTGGCTCCTTCATCTGCAGTTGCATTCCCAACAGCTGGTGCTACTAATGTTGGTGGTGGTAAGTGGAAAGGTCCATACATCCAGAACTGTACTAGTGACACCACTACTGGAACTGGTATCAGGGTTGATGGTGATAAGGCTGTCTTGACTAAATCAATGAATGTTGATGCCTTTACACAATACAATCAAGGTGGTGTTGGTGTTGCTATTACTAATCAGGGATATGCACAATTAGTTTCAGTATTCACTATTTGTTGTAACGAAGCTATAACAGTTCATAAAGGTGGTCAAGCAGACCTGGCAAATAGTAACTGTAGTTTTGGTACTTTTGGTTTGGTTGCTGATGGAGTAAGTGATCAACAGTTTACTGGTATTGTAACTTCAAGTGGCAATATTGGACAAGATAATATTGTTGTTAATCTAGGTGGTGTTACTACTAGACCATACGATGGTCAAATTGTTTATTTTAATCAACTCTATAAGTCAGTAGAAACCATCACAATTACATCTGGTGGTAGTGGTTATACCAGTACACCTTCTGTAAGTGTCTCAGCACCCACAGGTCCAAATGGAGAAGTGGCAACAGCATTCGCTACATTGGAAAATGGAGTAGTGACTGAAATTGATATCATTAGTAGTGGAAGCCAATATACAGGAACTGCTATTGTAACTATCTCTGCTCCAGATACAGGTACAACCGCCACTGCAACAGCAGTTATGGCAGATACCTATTACACGATAAATAGCTCAACTCCTATTACTGCTGGGATTACTACATTAACTCTTGCTGAAAATCTACTCAACACTGTTGGGACAGGATCTACGGCATACTTCTTCCAGCAGAGTAAGATTATAGCCAGTTCCCATACTTTTGAGTATATTGGTTCCGGCAATGATATTACATCAGCAACACCTAAAAGAGGTGGTGTTACAATTCAAGCAAATGAAGTTGTGACTCAAAATGGAGGGAGTGTGATTTATACCAGTACTGATCAGTCTGGTAATTTCAGAATTGGTGATGAGTTCCAGATTAATCAATCAACAGGAACGATTAGTGGTAGAGCATTCTCCAAAAGTCTGTTCTCAGAAATGACCCCTTTCATTCTAGCACTTAGTTAAATGGCACAGTTAGCACTTAATAGATTCAAGACAGAAACGATTGTACTGACCACAGATGATCAGACAGTCTACACTGCACCGACTGGATATACTGGTATTGTTCTTTATGCACATATCACAAATGTCGCAAGTGATTCTACAACAGTGACCATGTCACATGTTAGAAGTTCCACTACAACTGAAATCATCAAAGGTGCCACTGTACCAGTCAATGATGCTTTCATCCCCCTCGACGGTAAATTAGTTCTTCAGACCAATGATTCTGTCAAAGCAAGTGCTGGAGCTAATAGCACACTTAAAGTTCTTCTTTCAGTATTGGAGACTGCAAACTGATGCCTAAACTAATCAGTGAAATCAATGGTTCTGGTGGTGGCAATATTGGAATTGCCAGTGATGGTATTGAATTGGGAAATATGAAAACTTTGGATTATGAAAGTAATAGAATTGAGTTTGACAATACGACAGGTGTAGCCACTGTGTTCTCAAACCCTTTGACTATTATTGGACTATAAATAAAAGAAACTCTTTATTTGCGATGATTAACGAAGAGGGACTTAGAGATTGGTTTGGTAAATCTAAATCAAAAGATGGTAAACCCGGTTGGGTTCAATCTGATGGTTCCCCTTGTGCTAATGAACCTGGTGAAAAGGGAACACCTAAGTGTTATTCTTCATCTAAGAAAGCTAGTATGTCGAAGAAAGAACTTCGATCAGCTGACACAAGAAAGTCAAGACAAGATCCTGGACAACAACAAAAGTCTGGAGCAGCCAAACCAACCTACGTTTCCACTGATAAACCAAAGAAGAAAATGAAAGAAGAAATCTTTAACGAAGCATCAGATAAGAAAGGTAAAGGTAGTGGGACTAAAGACGCCTGTTACAGTAAGGTAAAGTCTCGTTATTCTGTATGGCCTTCAGCTTATGCATCAGGTGCATTAGTGAAGTGTCGTAAGGTTGGTGCAGCTAACTGGGGTAATTCTACTAAGAAAGAAGGATTTGAAGGTTTCTATGACCTTCCTGAGTTTACTGAGACTCAGATTGCAGCTATGAAGTATGCTGGTATTGAAGTAGAAGTTATTGATGAAGCATGTTGGAAAGGATATGAGAAGAAAGGTATGAAGACTATGTTTGGTAAGAGATACCCAAATTGTGTCAAAAAAGAAGAAGTTGAAGTAGTTGATGAGAAAAATAGAGTTCTTGAAAAACTTTCTAATCCAACTGCAGTTGAAGAAGAGTCTATTGAGGAATCAACAAGAATTAATGAGAATGGTAATGTTTATCTCGTCAGTTTCTCTTGGAGGGGTAAATTTATGATGATCAAGTTGTTCTTCCCTGAAGTAAAGAAACCTACCAGACAGGAAGTAACAGCAGCTCTTGAGAAGATCTACCCCGGATGTATGATTCAGAGATTTGATCTGGCTCTAAGACAACCTGGTGACACTATGTTAGTTGCTGGTGGCGGCGACAGAGCTAAACCTGGTCCTAACAATAATTATGTCAAACCGATGGGAACATCCTATGAGGGTTATGACCCTGGTGACATTGATCAAAAGGTCGGAGCTGTTACACCTATCCCTAAGAGTGATAGAGATGCAGCTAGAGATAGAATCCTCGCTAAGGCGAAGGCCAAACGTGAGAAACTAAAGAAAGAAGGGTACGAAGTAAAAAAGTATGAAGAGGCTGACATCGAAGAAGGTTCAGCCTGGACAAAGAAATCTGGTAAGAATCAATCAGGTGGATTGAATGAGAAAGGTAGAAAGTCGTATGAACGTGAAAACCCAGGAAGCGATCTTAAGGCACCTTCAAAAAAAGTTGGGAACCCTCGTAGAAAGAGTTTTTGTGCGAGAATGAAAGGTATGAAGAAGAAATTAACGTCTGCTAAAACTTCAAGAGATCCTGATAGCAGGATAAACAAATCACTTAGAGCTTGGAATTGTTGATTGATTTATGGCTGATAATGTATATCTTGGTAATCCCCTTCTAAAGAAGGCCAATACTCCAATTGAGTTTACACAAGAACAAATTGAGGAGTATATCAAATGTAAGGATGATCCTGTGTATTTTGCACAGAACTATGTTCAGATTGTGACTCTGGATCATGGACTTCAACCTTTCAAGACTTATGATTTTCAAGAGAAGTTAATTAATAGATTTCACAATCACAGATTTAATATCTGTAAGATGCCAAGACAGACTGGTAAATCCACTACCTGTGTATCTTACCTTCTTCACTATGCAATTTTTAATGACAGTGTTAATATAGGAATATTAGCTAACAAAGCAACTACTGCTAGGGAGCTCCTATCAAGACTTGCAACCGCATATGAAAACCTACCTAAATGGATGCAACAGGGCATCCTCGTCTGGAACAAAGGAAACATCGAACTCGAAAACGGCAGTAAGATATTGGCAGCTTCTACGTCTGCAAGTGCTGTCAGAGGCATGTCGTTTAACATTCTCTTCCTCGACGAATTCGCATTCGTTCCAAACCATATTGCGGACGCCTTCTTTGCATCTGTTTATCCTACTATTACTTCTGGTAAATCAACGAAAGTAATTATAGTTTCCACCCCACATGGTATGAATCATTTCTACCGTATGTGGCATGATGCGGAGAGAAATAAGAATGAATATGTTCCTACGGATGTTCACTGGTCAGAAGTTCCTGGCAGAGATGCTGTCTGGAAAGAACAAACTATTGCCAACACATCAGAACAACAATTTAAGATTGAGTTTGAATGTGAATTCTTAGGATCTGTTGACACACTGATTGCACCTAGTAAGTTGAAATCTTTAGTCTTTGAAAGACCACGTAATTCAAACGCCGGATTAGATATTCACGTAGCACCAGAAACTGAACATGATTACGCGATTGCTGTTGACGTTGCACGGGGTGTTGGTAATGATTACTCTGCTTTTGTTGTTGTTGACATAACTACTTTCCCACATAAGGTTGTGGCGAAGTATAGGGACAACATGATTAAACCAATGTTGTTCCCTAGTGTCATCTATGATGTAGCCAAGAGTTATAATGAAGCTTTCATTTTATGTGAAGTCAATGACGTTGGTGACCAGGTAGCAAGTATTTTACAATACGATCTTGAATATCAGAATCTACTGATGTGTTCTATGAGAGGTAGAGCTGGTCAAGTTGTTGGTCAGGGATTTTCTGGGACAAAAACACAACTTGGTGTTAAAATGTCCAAGACAGTCAAGAAAATCGGGTCACTCAATCTGAAAACTATGATTGAGGAAGATAAACTCATCATGAATGACTATGAAATTATTTCAGAACTAACTACTTTTATCTCTAAACACAATTCATTTGAGGCAGAAGAAGGGTGTAATGATGACTTGGCTATGTGTCTTGTCATCTATGCTTGGTTAGTGGCTCAAGATTATTTCAAAGAACTTACAGATCAAGATGTTAGGAAACGACTTTATGAAGAACAGAAGAACCAAATTGAACAAGATATGGCACCCTTCGGTTTTATTAACGATGGACTCAATGTTGATTCTTTTGTGGATGATGAAGGAGACCGTTGGTTTACCGATGAATATGGCGACAAAGGAGGAGGAATGGACTACATGTGGAACTACCTATAATGAGTGAATTTATACACGACATCGACAAAGAAGTAATTCCCAAAGTAGACAAGTGGGGTTTTACCATCAAACCAGAGATTAGCGATCATGATCATATTCTAATCTGTCTTAGAAATGCCCCCTGTGGCACAGATAGAAAACAATCTGAACGTCTAGTAAAAGAATACGAAAATCGTGATCGTATTATTCCATTTATCAATCGTCTTAGAAATGAATCTTCCTGAAATAATTAATCATCAATGTTTTAATTCTTTCTGTTTTTTAAATCAATCAGAAAGATCAGTTATAATGATGGGTAATGATGCATATCGTGAATCATTAGATCTTGAGAATGATAATGCTCCCTGTTGGAAGCTTCCAAGTAAAGAATCAAAAGGATTTGTTGGTTGGAATCCACAATGTGTTCCGACCATTGAATACATTTTGTGGAAACTTGAAAAAATAAAAGAGGATGGTTATGGATCTGGATGGCCAGTTTAAATTAGGACACCTACTTTTATCTGATAGAAAATGCAGATCTTGTGGTGAGATTAAGAATTTGATAGATGGTTTTTATAGAACAAGAAAGGATAAGGGAGCGGTGGCATCATCATACTCGTATATTTGTAAAGAATGTACAATAAGGAAAGTTGTTCGCGATAGGAAGAAAAAAGCACCAATGACTGATTGGGAATATCCAGATTGGTAATTAATTTATCCTAGTTTTCGTCTCGTTTTACCCCCTGAAAATACATATAACTCTAAATAATTTCAGTTAAACTTGAGCAATTTAGGGAGAATCAAAAACATGGCGACTCCTCAATTATCTCCCGGTATTCTTACCAGAGAGATTGACTTAACAGTTGGAAGAGTTGATAATATTAGTGCCGCAGTTGGTGCTATTGCTGGACCCTTCCAACTCGGTCCCATTGACCAACCAATTGAGGTTGTCAATCAAGCTGGATTATTAGAGAGTTTTGGAAAACCTCTGTCTACAGACAGACAATATGAATATTGGTTGTCGGCTTCATCGTATCTTTCGTATGGTGGAGTTCTTTCGGTTATCAGAACAGATGGCGATGAACTGAAAAACGCAAACGCTGGTGTTGGTGTTGAAAATGTTACAACACTGAAGATTAAGAACAACGACGACTACGAAGAGAATTATCAGGCAGCTGCTAATTACTACTACGCAGCTAAGAACCCCGGAAGCTGGGGTAACGGATTAAAGGTTGCTTTTATTGATAACGCAGCAGATCAAACGCTGGGTATCAATACTGTAGCACCAGGTGGTAGCCTTCAAGTTGTTGTCGGTACTGCTGTTACAGCCGCTGTCACCGGTACTATTGCTGGTGCTGGTACAACAGCATCATTCGATGGTTACATCAAAGGTATCGTTACTGGTGTTACCACAGACGCTGGTGGTTCTAGTTCGATTGACGTTAGAGTTCTTTCGAGAGTTGACACCGCTGGTACAGAGACTAGTGTTAAGTACGCTAAGAATGACTCCACTAGAGCATTTGCTGCAACTAATCAACTAATTTTTACAAACTCAACAGGTATTACAACCGGTTATACAGCCCCAGTTACGACAGCAGTTGACTGGTATGAACAACAAAAGATTGGTACCACTAACCCAATCTTCTGGAACACAATCGCTGGTAAACCAGTTGATTCCAATTACGCTGGTACTAGAAATAGTGAGGGTGACTCACTTCACCTTGTAGTTATTGACGACGATGGAAGTATCACTGGTATTCAAGGTAATATTCTTGAAAAACACACCTTCCTTTCTAAGGCATCTGACGCTATAGCTGATGGTGAAGCACCAACTAGGACATATTACAAGAACGCGTTGATTAACGGTTCTAATTATATCTTCGCTGGTTACAGTCCTTCTAATGGTGAAGACTCTGTTCAGGGAACAAGTCCAAAAGCTATTAACTTT